TTTTTTATAGCGTAGCGGATGGGGGTTTATAAAAACGCTTAAGTCCCTAACCTACAACGAACCAAAATCGAGAGCTAAATACTAATGGATTCAAAAATTTTTTGGAGGCTGAAATGAGCCCATACATCCACAAGAATGGTAAGTCTAAGCTAGATAAGAGATGTAAACAGTATATCTCTCAAAAGAAAGCTGCTGGCATACGAAAACGCACTAAGAAAAAAAAGTGATATAAAAAAATTGCCCAATAGGTTGACTCTGGGCCAGGTTTGTGTTATACTATAGGAGTAAACATATAAAACAGACAATGATTGAAGGAGTTGTATTAACACTTGTATTGATGACCTTTTGTATAGGTTCAGCAATCGGTATCGTAAACTATGGGACTAAAGGTAGGTTCTTTTAATGGCGGTTTATAACGACTATGAGATTCGTATAAACATTAATCAGCTGATAGAGAAGAGGATCCCTTGTTGTGATCTTCTTCATCCTGATCATTGTTTAACAGAGAAGCAAGTGGCAGAGATAGCACATGATATTCGTATGGATATAGACTTACATCCAATCTATAAGCAAGTGGATAGACATATCATGGCATACGTTGAGGCTGCAAAGATTGATAATAAAGATCATTGGGTGGAAGAGAAGCTTCTAGATCTTCCTGATGAAGAAGGTATATCATTTGATTAAGAAACTGTAAAGAACTTATTATGGCAATATATAAGAATAGTAAGATAGAGATTGACTTGAATGAGTTAGTTGAATGTCGGTTGGGCGTCTTGAATCAGAAACTCTCTGAGTATGAAGTTGAACAGATCGCATCAGCATTACAGTACACTCTCACTTGGGATACTCTCTATCACATGGTTGACACTGCGATACTCGATTTCGTGGGTATGAACCCAGTTGAGTATGGCAGCACAATGAATGAATCATGGTTGTTAGAAATTGAACGTAATAAAAAGTGTTTTAAGATGGTAGAATTAAAAGGTAATAGTTGGACTATCGAAGTACCAAGGAGGATTAAGGAATGAACTCAGCGATCACTGGCAAGACGTATCACATATACTATGAGGATAAGTGTTTGTTTAAGAACCTGAGTGAAGAGGACTTTGACTTTATATGGGATAAGATTTATCTGTCGTATCACACTGACAGTTTATCCTTTGCCACCTGTATTGGCGATGAATGTATAATGGAGGAACAGAGTTTTTAATGAGATCTAAAGCATTTGTCAATCATGACTTAGATGTTTTACATGAATACATGCATGATTGGATTGATTACTTACAGGAACCCGATAAACTCAATGGTGGTGATTATACAGGGCCTCGTTGCCCCTTTGCAAAGAAAGTAAGAGATGAGAATAAGTTAAAGTTAGTTAAGGTTTATGACTATTTCAGCGCGTACGACTACTGGGAGGTGGTTACAAGAGAGTGTGAGAACTTCGATGAAAGTCACGATGTAGTCATAGTGGCAGCAAAGTCAGATGCAAATATCATCAATCCAGATCAAATGTCTGGCGGCGTCGATGGACTCAACACGTTTCTAAACTGTCAGGGAAGAGATTTGTGGTTGTTACTCAAGATGGATCAGTTGTTTACAATCATTATGATTCAGAAAATCAGCGCGTTGGACGACACAAGTAAGCAATTGGCGGAAAAGGGATATTATACGACTAGATACTCTGATGCACAAATGGAGAAGGTCGTAAATGGCCGTCGTAAGTATCGTGAGAAGTTAAATGAAAAAACCTAAAGCCGTAGACCTACCTAATTACGGTGTACTTGAATGTGAATTAGAAGAAAAAGATATTAGTAACTTGTGGACGCTTGTACATAAGTATGCCCCGAATGCCAAGTGGGAAGGTAATCGTTTACTTGAGATTGACCAAGAGAATAAACAATTCTCATTGTGTGATGATGACGAACTCTTTCAAAACAATGTTTTGATGCCTGCGACTCAAACTTACTTTGAAACATATGGAACTCCTTATAAACATAAAACCACACATCATCACATACCTACATTCAGTCGTTTCTGGTGTCGTGTATCTAAAGATGGAGATTATCAAAGCATACATGATCATCAAGGAATATTCACCTTTGTAGTATGGCTCAAGATTCCATTTGAAGGTGAGAAAGAAAGACAGATTCAAGCTGGATTCAGGCCAGAGGCAAGTGACTTCGTACTTTGTTATCCTGACACATGTGGACAATATCAAAAGAGAAGTTGGGTATTAGGAAAAGGTGCAGAAGGTAAAATGTTGTTCTTTCCTAGTGACCTAAATCATATTGTATACCCTCACTACACAACCACTGAGTATCGTGTTGCACTTGCTGGGGATGTGGCAATCAACAGTATGGCACCAACAGAAGCCATCAATCCTGATAGAAAAAGTCCCTTGCCTACAAGAAATGATTTCTATTACAACAAACGTTTAAAAATACAAATGTATAGATAAGTTTATAATGAACATTTCCGAAGAAACAATGAATATAGAGCTCGACGTTAAGGAGCTAGAGTATATCTACGAATCTATCTCTTTTAGATTAGAGCACGATAGTCACCTCATGTACCACCCTGATATCCGTAAGGACTTGGAGGATATGATGGCTACTTGGGAAGATGAATACCTATAACGTCTATATTGGCAATAACCTTATTATGGAAGATATTCCAGCGGGAGATATAAAACATAAGTTGGCATACTTAACAGAGTATTTTAAAAACTATCCAAATGATGAACTTCGTAAAGAAGAAATAAAGGTGATTAAAAATGAGAACCAAAAAAATTGAATTACCAAATTACGGAGTTCTGGATATAACTCTGGATAAAGAACATTTAGATCATTTACATCATCTTGTAGAGAAGTATGAAACAGATAATGCGAAGCAACAGTGGATGTTAATAGATGACGATAACCGTTTCCAAAAAGAAGTTCTGGGAAAGGTAATACAACAATATATTGAAGACTTTGGAATACCTGAGAAATTAAAAACAACTCATATACACGATCTAACCTTTCAGAAGTTCTGGGCAAACTATACTGGTGTTGGAGAATATCAGGCATTACACAATCATGATGCCATATTCTCTTTTGTAGTATGGCTTAAAATACCATCCTGTGCAAACGAAGAACAAGAAGCAAAAAATGCCATGCACCCAGACGCAGGGGATTTTGTTCTTACCTATAATGATATCTGTGGAAGAATGAGAAAAGTTAACTGGAAATTAGAACAACAATATAATGAAGGGCATATGTTAATCTTTCCTAGTGATCTTTATCATGCGGTTTACCCCCACTTTCTAACAGAGGAAAAAAGATTATCAGTGGCTGGTGACATCGCAATCAACAGCATGGCTTTGAAAGGAATTAATGATCAGGGAATGTTGTTAGGCCCCTGTAATAGTCAGGAGTTTCTCAAAAAGAGCTCATAAAAAAAGACTATATAATATAACACTATGGACAAATTGGTTTGACCGTGGTATACTTAAGAATGTAATTACAACATGTTATGGCAAAAGGATTTACAGTAAAAGCTAAAGCCCCCAAAACTAAGAAAGTCGAAGATGACTTTAACTTAGAAGAGGCAAAGGCATTAGCTAAAGGTAAAGCAATAGTTTTCTGTCTGCCAGGAAGAGGAGTATCTTATATCTTTTTAAAGAACTTCGTTCAACTATGCTTTGACCTTGTTCAGAATGGATCTAGTATTCAGATCTCACAAGATTATTCATCAATGGTTAACTTTGCAAGATGCAAATGCCTTGGTGCTAACGTTCTCAGAGGCCCAGATCAAATACCTTGGGACGGAAAATTAAAATATGACTATCAGTTATGGATTGACTCTGATATTGTCTTCAATACAGAGCAACTCTATAGATTAATATGGATGCAAAAGGATATTGCTGGTGGTTGGTACTGCACAGAGGATGGAAAAACAACATCTGTTGCACATTGGTTAGAAGAAGAGGACTTTGCTAAGAATGGTGGAGTGATGAATCACGAAACTATCGAGTCAATCTCTCGTAGACGCAAGCCTTTCACAGTTGACTACACTGGATTTGGTTGGTTGTTGATTAAAAATGGTGTATTCGAGCACAAAGAGATGAAATATCCTTGGTTTGCTCCCAAAATGCAAGTCTTTGAGTCTGGAGATGTACAAGATATGTGTGGAGAAGACGTATCTTTCTGTCTAGATGCAAAAGAAGCGGGTATGGAGATCTGGATTGATCCAAAAATCCGTGTTGGCCATGAAAAAACGAGGATTATTTAATGACAACACCACAACCAATGGAAAATGTAAAGTACAGAGTCGTAGAATTAGGCACATCAGGCTGGTGTGTCAACGATCCTAAGCAAGATGTGGGTCTCACAAAGGAACAGGCAGACATTAGATTAAAATTTTACCTTGAAGAAGGGATCTCACCTGATAGATTACGAGCTCAAATTGATAAATAAAAAGAAAAAGGTCAAAAATGGCAGATTCAGATCCAAAATTAGCTCCCCATAACGTAGAAAGTGCTGGTTTTGCTAGTGGAAGTGTTAAAGGACAGTATGATGTGAGTGCTCAAGCACGAAAAAAAGCTGCCGCAAACACAAATGATTCACAATCACCACTCGCTGCTGGTTAAAAACATCTAAAAAACTTCAAAGACCCTTCAAAAGGGTCTTTTTTTGTGTCTAAATAGATTTGAATTAGTATATTTGCTATGGAAGACGATAAAAAATACATTAATCCTCGACCAGAAGAGGAAGCGGCAGACGATCTTTTGCGTGAAGTTGTTGGTGATGACGCCAATGACAAAAAAAGAAAACAAAATTTGAGTGAATAATGGCAAAAGTAGACAGGCCACTCGTTAATAGAACTCCATTTAGAGATATTAGT